TTTTGGATTGGGCTTCGAGGGTTGTGCCCCCGCCTTGTTTATGCGAGACATCCAAGTTATCGCCATTACCATAGGTTCCTCGCCTCCTGTTTTCGGCATTTAAAGCAGTCCTTTTTTTAATTTGTAGTGGTGAAGCGTTGAACTTCTTTTGATAAGCGTTCTTTTTCGCTCTTGCCTTAGGGTGGGATTTATAATAATTAGACGTGTTCAGTCCTTTTGCCATATAATCTCCGTTGTACAAGGTCAGGATCAATTTGAGGCATTACAGCTGCCAATTTATCTAGTGCAGTGCCTTCATAGGCAATACCACTGATGTCATTTTTAACTAGCCAATCACAGGCTGCTTTCAATTCGTGGGCGGTAGCTTCTCCACTCTTAACTCTTTTAAGGAATTCAGTCGTAACGAGGTTATGTAACTCGTTAAACTGATCTTCCGTAGCTTTTCTAGCCATTATGTACCGGGAAATAGTTGTTTCTCTATAATTTCTACAGCCTTATCGTCTAAGGTATTGTCAGTAGTGGAAACAAGCTTTTTTAATACATCAATTAGCAATCTTTTAACTGATGTTGATGTAGCAAACTTGATAAGGATGGGTTTAATTAGTAGAATCATTTACTTAGTGGGTTGTTTTTTTTTATCTTGTGCTGATAAAACAGCAATTGGCACTACATCATTACAAAGTGAGACAAAATCAGTCCCCGGTTTAAGTGTAAAACCTCTTTGCATGAATCGTGTGCAGTTATCTATGCGAACAAGCTCATAATCAAGCCGTTGTTTTTCTAATTCTTTTGTAGCTATTTGCTTACATATATTAACAGACTTTCTATCTAGTGGTACCATAAAAGACATCTGTACTCCCCAGTTATGAGTTATATTATAAGACTCAGGATCGTACGGTTTGCCTTCAGTACCTAGATAATATGGGGAAAGGCTCATAACAGGACCGTTACAAACCACTCCCCTACCATATTGTTGCCGTGAAACTCCAGAATTGTTCTGGAATTGCACAGCTTGATTGGTTACATTTCCTGTCGCTGCAGCTGAAGTCTGTGGATTTAATACTGTATTACCTTCACCTACTTCAGCTTTAACTGGTACTCCTATTGAGAGAAGACCGACAAGGAAGTAGTAAGCGAAGTTGTATCTATTGTTCTGTTTATATCTGTTACTTCGATTATTCCGGCTGCTCTGTTGACTATTTCTAGCTGAAAGTTCTGACCGGGTATATCTATATCGAATGTAGTTGCAGCAGCGTTTATATGCCCTGAAGGGGCTATATTGTGTCCTGTCCAACTGGAGTAATCGCCTCCGTATACTGTTGTTTGAATTGTTTCGACTATATTCTGTGTAGAGTTTGTAGTACTATTCATACTACCTTGGGTGAAAGCAGGGGTGACTGTATTTGCTCTAGCTGTAACTGGAAATAGTAGCAGCAAAAATAGTAAATACTTGTTCATTCTGGTTTCTTTTTAGCCATGGGACAATTTACTGGACCTTTTTTATTGTTGTTGCCTGTAGTAAGGCCAAAGGTCGCTAGTGCTCCAGTAAATACACTAGCAACGAACGTGATATCAGAATTACCTGATTTCTTAACCATAGGTATTTCTACGTAGTTCATTGTGATTATAAAACCACTCCAAACCACTACACCTAAACGTACAAATGTACCAAGAATCTGTATTTGATGTTCTTGATCCTCTGCCGCATCCTTCAGTTTACCCAGAAGGTTCTTTGGTTTTTCCTGTGGGGTTTCCATTAAGTTTCTTTTGTATTCGTTTTGCAATCTGCATAATGATAGGTTTCATTATTTTAACAGTTTGCTTAAATAACGAAGTTACAGTAAGGGTGGCTATAACGCTCACTGACGCTGTAGTTCCTGCAGTCACTAGTATTTCCTCTTTGGGAACTGGAAACGTAAGGTCAGTGAATGGTATATCTATACGTTTAACTTCAGCAGCTTCTTGCTTTGGTTTAGGTGGTTTACCTTCTTGTTTTCTTTGAAGCTCCTCTTCCATTAACTCTTCAAACTCTGGTGTAATAACACCTACAGGAGGTGCTAAAGTACTAGGAGCTATAACTATAGGTGGAAACGTAGGTATTTCTGCTGTTGGCCTTTCTAGTGTGGGTGTAGGTATATCCATAGCACCCGGAATAGTCAAAGCATCAGGTAAAATTATGGATGGTAGTTCCACTAAGTAAGTTCAGCTGGAAGTTCAATAACTACATTTGAATTGTTTTGTAGATTACCATCTGAATTTAGTTGTGGATTGCCACTTCCATCAACTTTAACAGAAGCAGGTAAATCTCTTAATCCTTGTCTATAAGAAGTAACAGCTTCATTAGAACTTGTTAATGGGCTATCTGATAGTATCCAGAAATCTGAATCCGATAGTTTTGTATTTCGTGCAGTTCTTAATGCACTGATTGATGTATAAGGCATTTAATTATAATAAAGGGTTATCGTATGTTTTAACATTAAGAGTTGATCCACTCCATTCGCTATAACACAAGTATTCATCATTAGGACCGACAAGTCCAAAATGATTTTCATAAGAAGGTGAACTATTTTTAGGACCCCATATATCAGTATAGATTTGTTTTGTTATAGTTGTTTTATAATTATTGTTTACATCTATATTAAACTTTATGAAACCAAAACCAGTGACTCCCAGAATCCATTCATCAGCATTTTTTGTAGGTACACATAAACGTTGACTCCAAGATCCGTTGGCTATTTTTTGAAGGACCGCTATTGAACCATCAGTTGTACTTGTAACATCTATTGGAGCATTACCATTATTTTGTCCTTCAATTACCATTCCCTTATGAATTCGAATACTTTTACCAGTACTCAAACGTAACGACATAGCTGGATACCATTGATCGCCTGTAATTTCTAAATCAGCGGATCTACTAGCTGAACTACCATATACTTCAGTCAGATTGTGCACACCATTAGAACCATACCAATAAATAAAACCACCCGGAGTACGATCATCTTTTGATTGTTTTGCAGTAGCACTCAAATAATTAGTTGACGTATAGTTGGAATTTGAGTTGTGTTCTCCGTTTCCTATACTAGAACTACTAGTAGACCAATGACTAGAGCTATGGTAATACTTACCTGTAGGAGAGTAATACGTTGATCTTCTACCATAAACATTAGAGTCGCTAGAATCTGTACCCATTGCTAACTCTCCATCAGAATGGGGCCAGTTATCTCCATTACCTTCATCTCCATAACCATATGCAGCTTGGGCAACAGTACCATTAGTATTATATTTTACGCCATATGCATGACCTTTACGTGTAGTACCACTATTGGGATTGTAGGCGTGGCCTTGATACATAACTACGTTTCCAACAGAACCTGTATGACATGTACTAAATATGGCAGTAGTAGTACTGGACGTATGTAAATTACCACTTGGATCTTTGGTGTGATTTATAGTACCAATTGATCCATTTGAAGTGTTTACAAGAAAACTAACTGCATAAAGTGCAGCGTTAATGGGAGTTGTATGGTGCTGAGCGTCTGCTATACCACCAAAAAGACCATCAGTTGCCAGAGGCCATATTTGATTATATTGTTTAGAACTTAGGCTTGAAGTATTACCACCCATATTTTGGCTTGCAGAATCAACTAAAGTTGCTGAATCTAAAAAAGCTGTTGGTAAATCTCCACCGCCGCCGCCAGCTCCGAAACCTACTAATGAATTTAAATTTGTCATTGTTTATAAAAAATAATTATTTAACTAACCAACCTGTAGTGGCATTACCACTCCAAACTAGTGTTACGTGAGCATTAGCTACATTGCATACAAGATCAGCAGCTGCACCAGCAATGTTGTTACTGTTTCGACCTACAGTTAAATTGTTTGTAGCCCATTGTCCTGTTTGATCAGCGAGTACTACATATTGACCTGTAGTTGGTGATGCAGGTAATGTTACACTAAAAGCAGCAGAAGTAGTATCAGTTACATATTTTTTATTAACAACAAGGGTAGACCCAGATGTAGCTATTTCATAATTAGTACTTTCATTCAGTACTGCACTGGTTACAAAAGCTGTGGTAGCTAAAGTAGTTGAATTATCTCCAGCAGATGCAGTTGTACCAACACTTGGATCTACCCATGACATTGTGCCATTAGTTTCAGATCTTAAACTATAACCATTACTAGCTGGGTATGCTGTTGGTAAACTATAAGTTTCATTACCAGAACCAGTTTTAGGGTTAAGGAGTGTTATATCTGCTGTACCTCCAGTTCCAGATCCAAGAGTTATATTACCCCCTGCACCAGCTGCAGTACCTCCATATATTTTTAATATACCTTGAGCATTAGTAGCTTCATCTGTAAAATCAAATTTTAAATTATTATCTATTTTTATCTGTATATTACCATCAGTACCAGTATCAATTGCTTCTACTGATGTATCACCTTCGTATATTTTGTCTGCAGCTGCATTGGCGATTTCTAAAAGAGTAATTTCTGCATCTGCACCACTGTCCTCATAGACGAGTGTATCGCATTTTAGTTTTCCGTATGGCATTTAAATAACCTTCCAAAGAGAATTTTGTGGGATAATGACTACAACACCATTATTGATCGTTAGTGGACCAGTAGACATTGCATTTTTATTGGTGGTGATTTCATAATTTGTAGTTATAGCTACATCATTTTCAAGGAAAGCTTGATCAGCTCCTCCTCCAGTAGCTCCTCCACCTGAACTAGTGTTAGTAGTTAAACCGTTTCCCATATAAGCATGGGACTGACATTGATAACTAAGACTACCCGGAGTTGTATCACTGATAACAAGATCAGTATAAGCCCCAGCAGTACCCGGTGTACCTGTAGATGTAACACCTGATGTCCAAACACCACTTTTATCTGAATTCAAATAAACAGCAATTGGATGACCAGTATTACTAGAATCACTTTGATCGAATCTATAGGTATTTCCGGGTATTAATGTTAAAAATGGGGACTCAACACCATCAATTGTATAACCTAAAGTAGACCCAAGGTTATGATATCGATGTGCAGTAGTTTTAGTAACCACTTTAACTGCATAACTAACTTGAGTTGTATTATGTTTACCATATACACTGACATATCTATTTTCAGGGTCAGTGGAAAAATAATTTTGCCATACCCATGTATTTGTTACATACTTAAGTCTAGCTGTAAGGAATGGGTCTCCTGTAAAACCACTAGGTAAACCAGATAAAGGGCTGAATGATTCTATACCTGTTGAATCATTAACTTCGATATAATCCCCATCAGTAGGACTAGCAGGTATTACAGCTACACTAGCTATTGGATCATATAAAACTGAGTTAGCAACAGCAGATTGTGCAGCAGATGCGTCAGCAGAAGCAGATTCAGCTGTGGTAACAGCATATCCAATACCTTTAGGATCTGTACTAGGGTTAGTGTTATTACCACTGAGAGTCCATGTATTCCCGTTATCACTAGTCGTAGCAACTAATCGGTCAGTAGCTAGTTTAGCAGTATCGGCAGTAGTTTTAGCTACACTTGCTTTATCAATAGCTGTAGTAAAACCACCTGAACCATCAGGTTCTCTAGAGTTATTTAATGCTGTTTCTGATGTTGTAACAGAATATCCAACTCCTTTTGGATCTGTACTTGGATCTGTATTATTTCCACTTAACGTCCATGTTGCACCATTGTTTGCAGTGGTACCTACAAGTCTATCAGCAGCTAATTTAGCTGTATCAGCATTTGAAGTAGCAGTGTTAGCTATTCCAGTAGCAGTATTAGCCTGACTAGAAGCAGCATTAGCTGTTGATACAGCTGTTGAAGCATCGTTTGCTGCAGTATTCGCTGTATTAGTTGCACTTGTAGATTTAGCGATAGCACTGGTATAGGTGCCATCACCATTATCTTCTCTTGAGTTATTTAATGCTAGGTCAGAATCATTATTAGATTCTTGTGTAACATATAAATTTTGTGTAAAATTATCGTTTAAGTCCCCTGAACGTATAGCTGAACCCGGATAGAAGGTGGCTTGTAGTGAAGTATCAGCTGTTTCTCGATAAATTCTGACATTACTAGTACCTATAGGGGGTAAGTTACCAGCAGTAAATTTAATTGTAGTTGGAGTATGTAGAGTGTAATGGGTGGTTACTGTTTTTACAACACCTCCGACACTGACTTTAATGTCAGTATCCTTTAGATATGGGAATGTAAATTGGAACGTGTCTTGTGAACCCGTTCCGTTAAATGAATTTTCAGTTGTTGCCATTACTTATGAAGATCGAGGATGTTTTTTAAATCCTGTTTATATTGGTGGCTTTTTAATGCTTCAGGTATATTACCTTGACGTAAAGCATTCTTAATTCTAGCGTTTTGTTGACCTATAGCAGAGTAGTTTTCATGGTGTCTTTCAAGGTAAGAGCAAGCATATTGCATAGCTTCTCTATGAATCCTTGTAAGTTCCTGATGTACTACTAAATCTTTTATAGGAAAATCGTTTTGTTTTTTTAAGCCTCTTGCTTTCTTATACTCCTTTAATTTTTTGTTCCAAAAATCATCAGGGGCATTCATCATAGACTCTATTTGACCAGCAAGATTCATGTTACTTGCTATCCAGTTATTAACTTTATACCTATCTGGTGTTGATAATGGTTCGCCTGTGATAGGATTCTTTTCCATCGAAGGTCTACTATCCCATCCTGTACTTAATAACCATTGCCTCCAAGGTTCCATACTACCATTTGATTTACCAAAAGGTAAGAATGCATTGACTGCAGCAGTTAAGGGTTCGTGGAATCGTATAGGTTTACCAGTATATATGTCTAATTGGTCTTGTAATGCATCATTAGGTGTACCACTCTTCTGTAAGAACTTCCACTTGTTCTGCATTAAAGCACCCCATTCATTTTCTACATCTTTTAATTGAGGTGTGATAGCATTATTCAAAATACTTCTCATACCAGATGGAGCAAATGGGACCATTGCATCAGCTTGGTTTACAACAAACCGTTTAAATGCACCTTCATCACCAGAGAACATAGACACAAGAGGTTCAAATCCATTGAGGAAGGTTTTGTTAGCTACGTTCATACTAATAGAAAATGCTAATTTCTGATACATTTGTTCAGTAATAGATTGATCTATACGATCAGAGTAATAAGATATATCTCCTACAGTAGAAAGTAAAGTATCAAAAGGTTCAAACCCTTTAAAACTATGCCATTCACCTGTAATTGGGTTCTTAATTACATTAAATTGTGCACCCATATCTTGCATACGTTTCCGTTCACCAGCACTATGAGGTCCATTACCTATTAAATTACCTTCAAGTGCCCATAAACCTGCAGCTGTTACTACTGCACCACCCATTAACTGACGACCAATGTACTCAGATTTAAGTGTAGCAAATGCTTCATCACTATATTCTAAACCATGCTCAGCTAAAGCTTCTGTTATCTCACCTACACTTTGTGCAGAAAGAACTTTACGAGCTTTAGTATATGCTGGTACTAAACTACTACCCGGAGTAAATGTCCAAGCAACGTTTAAAGCATTAACACCAGTTCTAGGGAACATAAATAATGCTCTAGCAGCTGGTACTTTTTCTATAAATTGGTTTAATCTATTACTTAATTCATTATCTGTATTCAATGCTATTTCACTAGTAGCATTTTTAGCTGCTTTATCTCTTAATACTCCAGTATTATCAAACGCATCATCATATAATTTTGTTTGAAGTTTATTGAACGCAGTCTTACTAAATGCACCATTAGTTTCTTCCATTAACTGTGCATAAGCTTTAGCTCTAGCACTACCACTAGCCATCATAGAACCAGTGAACCCGTCAATAGCATACATAGCATTGGTACCCCATCTAACAAATGGGTTGTTATTGTACCATGTCATACCTTTAGCTAGGTTCCACATAGCTACCTTACCGTTTTCACCTTCTTTTCTCCAGACTTCAGACATAGCTTCCATGGCATCGAAGTCTTGCATTTTAGATTGACGCAAATCTGCACGACCACGCATCATAGCTTCCTCAGGACGTGACTTAGCTAACTTCCATTCATCACCCATTACCTTATAGGCACGTTTAATGTTTTCAGTAAAGCCACCATAAGTCCATAAAGCTTTTCTAAAAGTAGCTGCATCTCCAGTTAATTTAGAACCTACTAATACTGTAGCTGGTTTTAAACCTGTTAACATCATGTTACCAGTCACAGCTCGTAATGGAGCAAGACCAGATAAGATATGATTATAACGCACACCATTTAAACCTTGTACAACTGCACTAGGTATTTCAGGTTCAGCGTCATAGAATGCTTTTTTAACTAGACCTATTCTATTCTCCATATAACGGTTAAGTTTGTAGATTTGATCTACATTACCGCCTGTAGCTTCCATTGCTTCAGCTAATGGTTTTAAATAGTTTGGGTTTTGTTTTGCTATTGTATGTAATATATCAAACCTTCTATTACTTTCCATGATAGATTTAGCCACACCTCTATTAAACTGACCTTTCTGATCTAAGACCCACTGTTGTAATACAGCTGGATTCTGTGTAGCTATACGTTTGTATTCATCTGCTTTATTAGTAATAAACTTATTTATCTTAACTTCATTGCTTAAGAATTTAAGTTTATCTAAAATAATTTCATGCTGTCTGCTAGTATGTGCTATATCACTAATCATATTAATAGCTTCTGCAGTATCAGCAATTGTACCTGCAGCTTGGTTAGTAACCATAGCTGAAGCTCTCATTACTTTAGGATCATAGAGATCTGTAAATGCATCTTGGAAAGCATTATTAACTATATCGTATTGTTCTTTACCTAAGAACGCTTGTTGTTGATAAACATTGTTCTTCATGTTATTGACAATACCTTCCATCTGCTCTAAGCTGATATCAGGATCAAAAACCTGATCGTATAGTTTTGTGATTGCTTTATTAAGTTGTTGAGGTTTTACAACTTTACCTTTAATACTAGCACCTATATTAGCTGATAAATCTTGATCAAATAATTGTTTAAATTTACCTGCACGTACAGTAGCAGTAGCATCAGCTATACTTTTCATCCAACCTGAATTAACAACAGGTCTTACTCTACCGTTTGTAGTACCAATATTATTTTGAATACGATAGTTATCTATCTTAGCTTTAACTGGATTAACTTCTAAATCAGTAACAGCCTTCCAATTTGGACCCGGTACAGGTTCATTAATAAAAGCGTCGTAATTCTGACCTTCAGGATCTTTCATTAAACGCTCTAAAGTTTCAGATCGTTGAGCAATTGTTCTACTAGATCTTCTACCTAATACATTTTCAGATATAGGATCTTGACCTTCAAATCCTGTTGCATGTCTAGCTAGTGCTTTTTCAGCAGCTTCATCACCCGGTATAGCCTTAGCTATTCTACCTAATGAGAATGCAGCTTGTAATAAATCAACACCTACACTAAGACCTGCAGATTCATAAACATTCTTTTTACGAATTACATCAGGACTGTCATCATCTCTAGTAGCCCATGGTATATCCCAACCAAGCCAATCATTAAGAGTACGGGCTATGTTATCTTGTTCTTTAGAATGAGAAGATATAGCAGTAACACCAGTATCTACTCCAGCATGTGCAGCTATAGTACCAAGTACACGTGTAGCTTGTGGTATACTTCTAGCTGCCGTGGCTGCTTTAAGACTACCTGTTACTACACCGCCACCCCACATAGTAGGAATGATAACTGAAGATGCATCTCTAATAATTTTATGTACTGGATGATCTGACCTTGGAGAGTTTTGATCCCACCATTCATCAGCAGGTTTCAACCAAGGTACAAGTCCAGCAACATCAGATACAAAATCACCCACTCCTAAAGCTGGTGCAGCACCTGTATGTACTATATTTTCTAAAGCCTTGACCATTGGTGTCTGGTTACCATCAGGTATACCATCACCATCTGCGTCAGCTGCTTTCTTTTGATCTTCATGACCACCCCAAGAGTAGTCACCCTTACCACCTTTAACAGCCTTGTCAGTTGTAACAGGAGCAGCTTCTTTAGCTTTCTGTTCAGTTTCTAACTGCTCAGCTTGTACTTTTTTAGCTTGCTCTTCTTCTAACCAGACTTGATGTTTTGCGTTTTCTTGCTGTTCAAATTCTTCTTGAGCACTATTAGGATTGTACTCTTGACCAGCACCAGATTGATATTCTGACATTATTGTACCCCCTGTTTCAAGGTAAAGAACTTAGCAGTATCACTAAGATTTTCTGGTAATCTATATATGGAACCAGACTGCCATGAACTATGAGTACCTGTCACTTCTTTAGGTTTATAATCTTTAGATTGTGTTTGTTTACTATAGTGTAGTGCACAGTTAATAGCATCTGGTCCATAACATAAAAGTTTCTGGAACTCAGGATCTATCATATCTTGTGCCTGACGACTTATACCAATCAATTCATCTGGTACTAATTGGTCAGCTTTCTCTTGACCTACGACTAAAATTAATTGATTCTTTGCAACTTCAGCTTCAGTTACCTTTGGAGTACCATCAGGATTTAAACCAATAACTTTGTTTGTAAGGTGGTAGACAGAAATTGGAAAGCCTTTGTTGATACCAGCTTTAACATTATTACCCCATTCTACAATTTCACTAGGTGGGATCATAATCTCTTCTCTAAAAATATCAGGATTCTTCCTAATCTTTTCAGTTGTGAATTGACTTAAAGGGTATGCGAATTTAGCTGGACTAACTTGGAAATGAGCAAAGTGTGGTTCTTGTACTACTACACCATTAACACTTCTACGTTCAGATATTTTATAAGCGTCTGTAGTAAGTAGTTGGTTGAACTCTGCTATTGCTTGTATCTTAGATGCTTCAGTATCACCGTTAGTAGCTATCATGGCTTTCTTATAATACCTACGCATCATATTAATACCATTTGTAGTTGCTAAAGCTGATGACTGAACCTTCTTAGATTCTGTACCATATCTAGTTAAAATATTTTCAACTGCTCTTTTAGCTTCAGTTTCAAATGATTTGTCTATAGCATCTGTTGGTTTAAATGGATCGTTAGCTGTAGCTTTCTTTAACCATTCAGATTCTTTTGCTGCAGACAAACCTGCTTTAATAACAGCTGAACGAGTCAGCATATTACTATTTTCAAGTGACTGAAGCATTGGGATATTAAATTTATCATTCACTGCATTCGGTCTCAAACCCCAGTAAGCATTTATTTTCTGTTGTAATGGGGTATTACCTGATCTAATAGCAGCTTGATACATACGAGAATAGTCTTCAGGATTCAACTTTTCTCTATTTGCAATGATATAATCTTCAGCATCATCTGCTATATTTTTATGGTATACTTCTTCTAATTGTCTTTCAGCTTCAAATTTATCAGCTATCTTTTTCTGATACTTTTCTTCAGCTTCCCAAAGTTCATCTATTTTTTTACCCCATCTATCACCATACTTAACTGTTTTCTTTTCACCGTTTGGAGTTACTTCATGATCCTGTAGTTCTAATATAAAGTCAGCACCGAGGACACCCTCTTCAATTAGACTTGCAAGGTAACCATGTTGAGTAGCATTAGCTTGAGAAAACTTTTCACCATTTTCACCAGCTTGTAAACGTATCCAATCTAAATAAGCTTTTGCTCTATTACCGTCTACTCCACCAGTTTTAATTTCAGTGGCAAGTAAACTTTTCTCTTGTGTTACAAAATCTTCTCTTTGTTTTTTAAGATCTTCTTGTGCTGCAAAAGAGACCATCCTACCTTCATTACGAATGATAGTATCTCTTAAATGTTTTGATACAAGATCTTTATCATAACTAGAGTATTTAGATAGATACTCTGTTCTTAAAGCTAAGTTAACAGCTGGTACTAATTGTTGATAGTTACCGCTTTTTTGTGCAGATGCTAAGGAATGTTTACCAAGACCACCCGGTAATTCTATCTCACGGTTTAGTTGGTTTATCTGCCAAGACTGATGGTTCTCTGCTCCACGGATTAAATCTGCTTCAGCGACACCTAAACGTCTATAACCACTCAGCCTTCTAAACTGTTGCATCTGGTCAAATGAAACTCCTTTATCTTGAAGTTCATTTATGATGCTAACATTCTTACCTTCGTAATCTCTTAAATTACCTTTAACATTTTTTAAAGCATCTAAATCTTGTATGCTAATACCAAATTCAAATGCTAAAGCCTGACCTAATGCAGTGCCATCCTTACGTCTTTGATCATCAATCTTTTGAAGATTACCTACAATAGAAGGTGCAAATTCTGCTAATTCAGCTAAGAGTCCGGGTTGGGAATTCTTAGCTTTATTCTCAGCATCTTTTACTCTAATCTCCCAGTTCTGTTGAACTGCCTTTTTCCAACCTTCAGCGAACTCTTTTTCAAGTGCTCTATTTGAATTACGCTGAGCTTGCTCACTGTTAAACTTCTGTTTTAATCCTTGTAAATACTGATTCCTAGCTCCTTGTTCAGCTTGAGAGCGTGCCCTCCAGCGTGATAAAGTTTTTTTACTTTCAGCTAGAATTTTTTCAGAAGGATCATGCACTTTAATAGTGTTTTCTGATACACTACTTGCACGGGCGTACCCTTGAAACTGAGTCATAATTTAAACTTCTTTGAATTCTACGTCAAGTTGACTGTAGTCTACTTCTAAATAACCATTATCTGCTTCTCTAACAGCTGATGGTAAAAGTTCTAATAGATCCTGTCCCATAATACCTTGGTATCTATGGTTAGGTTCATCTTTATAATTATATTCATATATCGGGAAGCCTTTAGGAGACCTACCTTTTCTAACTATATTTTCTTTTAACTCTAAGTCAGAACCAACCCAACCAAATGCTTTCATCGCAGACCATATAGTAGCAGCAGTACCAACCCCTGTAGATATGTTAGACATCATAGTCGGAGCTTGTGCCGTAACAACACCTTTCAAAGGTTTAGGTGGCATATTAGGAGCAGCTGGTTTTTGATAATCTGGTACTGGTAACCCAAGTGGTAGTTGCTCTTGTGGAGGTAAAGTAGGTTTAGCCATTAAAGCAGCAGATGCATTAATATCTTGTTGATATTTATCCATGCTAAGCTTAGTTTTATTAGCTTCATTCTGTTCACCAGAACTGATCATAGACTGTTGTAGTTGTAGCCTGTTAAAGTCTGTACGATCTTTTAACTGACTAAACTTAAGACCAATTTGATCTTGCTGTTGCTGAGCATCTTGTACCGTATCATTTAAACTATTAGCAATTTCAGTATATCTAAGATTTGTCATCTTAGCTTTATTCATTAAAGTTTCAGATATCCTACGTTTATCCAAGCTGTATTTATTTTCAGCTCTACTAATACTATCTGCCATAGCAGCTTGTGTAGTACCATGTGTTGCAAGTAGTGCTTGTATTGCTTTACCAGCTGACCTACCAGCTTGACCTAAATTACGTTGCTTACCTTCTTTATCTAAATATGCTAAACGTTCACCTTGTGCTTTAAATGCACCTTCAGCTTTAACTGCTGCTAAACCTTGTCTAAGACCAGCATCCTCTAAAGCTGCTTGAACTTGATCCCATTCTTTGGAGGTCTTAGTCTGTTTAGTTTGTAGATCACTAAGCCTTTGAGCTTGACCTATTTTGTTCGTTAAACCTTTTGTATCTAATGAAGCTTGTTCACCACCTTCATGGTACTTCATTAACAAGTCTTGGTTTTGAAATCCAAATCCTATTAGTTGATCTTGATACACACGATTAGCATCATTCAATGCTATATCATATGCTATGTTATTATAATCTAATTGTCGTTCGTATGATTCAACACTGGCATTCCAAGCTTCAACTTCTTTGTCAAAAGAAAACATACGCATATTATCTCTATCCAACCAATCATTAAATTGTGATTGTTCCTGCCAATTTCTTTGAGCAGTTTCATTCATTATTCGAAGGTCTCGGCCTTCATTTTGAAAAGCAAAATCATCTAAAGCTGTAGCCCAATTAAATGACCACATTTCTTGGTTATATTTATGTTGGTTTTCTATAGCTTTTTTTTGATCTGATCTTCCACCGTCACCATACATAAACTATTCTCCGAGTTGTTTTTTAAATAAAGTTCTTATATCTGCAGAAATTGTTCTCATATGTACTGGTCCACCAGTTAACATTGCTACTATTGGAAGTAGTTCATTACATGCATCTCTTAATACATGTGAATATAATTTATCTGTTTCATCTCCATCTGCTAAATAATTAGCTGCCATCCAAGAGTTCCACATAGATATGTGTTGTGAAAATAATCTTTCACGATGCTCTATAAAAAATGGGTTGGCTGGAATATTGATAAATAGATACTCAATTACTTCCAATAGTTTTTCACGAGATACTTCATGATCTTGATCATAAATATCGTCAATTACTCTAAGACATCTAGAGACCATGCCTAAGTAAACTGCTGCAATTGCATTACCTTTACATGTTTTTTCGATAATATAATCAACTTTTTCATTGATTTCTGTTCTTTCTTTTTGGGTAGACATTAGGTTCTTCTATAGAATCGGGGTGAATAGTTCCCTTCCCACATCATTGATGTTAAGGATACAGGGAAAGGTGAGTCACTAAAGACTCGTAATGTGAAGTTGTCTGTGCGTTGGTGGATAGGCACGGTGAATACATTTTGATCACTCATAGGTACATCGTCAGCTAAGTATTCATTAGCTTCCTGTACAGGTTGTATATCGTACCAATTATCTTCATATATTTCAATTAAGTCTGCAGTATTTGTAACATTAGCGAGAGAACTAGAAGCAGAAGGTGCAGTAGAAAAAGTTACAGTTACATGGTCAACTAAAGTAGCGTGATCAGCTATAGTATAGTCAGTAGAAAGTCCCTGTATTTTACCATTTTTTTTAACAATAATATCTCGTTTATCTTTTACTTTATAATCAGGAGAAAAAGCTACTGTAGTACCATCTCCAAAAAAACTTTCTGTACTACCTTTATACCCTTTTGATTTAATTTTAAAACCAATAGTACTAGAACGTCCTACTGAAAACTTCATCCTAGCGATAGTAAGGGCAGCGGTATAATCAGCTATACCCGGTTCTAATTGAAAATAAGTTTTAGGTAAGGTTATATCATAAATATAACTATATCCTACAATTACTTTAGTAGCAATACTACCTGTCCAATTACCAGATATTTTGAAAAAATCTCCAGTACCATCAGTACCTCTATCTGGTTTAACAGTATAACCTGAATCATTAGAAGTAGCATCACCTGCTATAACAACAATAGGATCAAATGCAGTTATATCACTGTAAGGTAAGTAGCATTTTGATGTATCTGTAGCAGCATCATAAGCAACACTATCTGCTTTAGCGTAGAAATCCATATAAGGATTCAATTGTATACCACTCTGAGTGACAAGAATCTCATCCTCTGGTGTAGCACTGAGGTTACCACTTAATAGCTGATACCCATTAGACTGCTTAACAACAGTATATAACACATCAGAATCTACAACTAGATCTAATACATTACCCGGTAAATCCCAGTTAAACCATGCTTGTAATACCTCTTTTTCTCCATCACTGTGGGTTCTATAAAAGTATACTTTATTATCACCACTACCAAACATAGCAATAAAGGAGTTCTGTGGACTCGCTATTAAAGCGTCTATAGTGTGTGGTATATATTCAGCTACTACTTTACCTACATCCCTAATCAATGGCATCTGACCCTCTCCTCTAGGTGTCATACCGAAGACTTTTGTATAAGCAGGTGTTTTACTTATAAAATTAACAACAGTACCCACATCCACAGGGTCTATTTTAGTGTCCATCTCATAGTTAGATAGACCACGTATCATAGCAGTTGTAGGGGATAAGTTACCATCAGCAGAATACATAAGAAATTGCTGATTTTCAGAAAATAAAATAAGACCAGATGCTACTGGTATAATACCATGCAATACAGCAGGTCTAATACTAGAGCAACTAAGGTCAACAGGATCAGCAGCTGTAACAGTCTGAGCTGATATATGGTAAAAGTTATAGAATTCACCTGTTTGACTCATAGATACATTATCTTGTGTTAAGAAACCAAGCCTATTATTATAGAAAAAAGCTTGTTGAATCTTAGCATCTTTCATAGAAGGATGTGAATTAGTAGAATCATCTCCAACTAATCTATTAGTCCATTCAATTCTTTTAAATTCAAACGCATCGGTACCTGTATTAATAAGCTCATGAGGCATAGTATCTAAATCTAAACCTGTAGATAATAGATGTGTATTGTCCCATCCTAAAGTTTCTTCCCAATAACCGGGTCCAGATATACCGTCAGTTGCAATGAATCTAGAAAAATAAGTATCGTTTTGATTAGATGTATTTACAATCTTAGCTGCTCTATGATGGATTGATTCGTCAGGTAAATCTGATACATTATTTACTTCTTCTTGGAAACAAGTCAAGCGTCTACCATCTGTACCAGCTTCTACTGTAACAGTAAAAGCAGTGTTATGTACTATTTCAAGTGTAGAAGCAGTCATAGTAACAGACATATTACTATCAAACCCATCACCACCTGCAGATATTTTAGCTTCTATTAATCCTTTTAATCCTTGCGTACTATCTATAGTAGATGTATTACCTAAAATATGATCTGCATTTAGTTTAGGATCTGTAACTGTATTACTAGAAAAAGCATCAGCTGCATAAGTAGGTCTGTTAAATGTCTGTACAGCATTAGTACCTACTTTAATTTTTATAGTATATGGTGAGCTATATTCAATACCATGTAACCTAATTGTAGCATTAAGGTTTTTTGTACGACTTACATTAGGTTTAATTAAAACTGTTTTTTGTTTATTAGTTATAATAGATGTATCTTGTACAGTTAATACGTGATAATCATCTTTTGTAATTGCTGTTAAATAATCCCTAGCAGTAGGTCCATAGGTAATAGCAGCTTTAACATTAGTTGTAGCATTCCATACATGAACTTCTCCAAATGGTGAAGCTGATGCACCTGCAATACATCCTATATATTTTTCATCGTTATTACGATGTATGTAAAACCATTTAGCAGCATCAAGTGTAGTACCTGTAATAGCATTGCCATTACTATCTTTTAATGCTGTTAAAAATTTAAGTCCGGGTCTTTTTTGTAGACCAAATGTGGGATCAGGGTAAGCATTAAGAGCTTCACGAACTTGACCCGGAAACTTCTTATCATCTGGTTGTTTAGATACCCCACCTACATAATGTTGGACACGTTGTGTAACACTTGCCATTAGCGTTGTAAAGCTTTATAAGGTTTGTAACTTGTTTTATAGCTTGATCCATGGGGGTGTCCAAAGAAACTAAAATCACCTTGATTACATTCATATTCCATAGCATTAGCTCTAGATAACATTTCACGTTGTTGTAAAGAACCTAATAATTGAGGGTCTCCAACAATACGCTGAGCTGCTACGGTAGATGCTTTTGATACAATATAATCTTGAATAGGTATAGGTAAATCAATCCAGTCAAACAACCATACTATATCAAACTCATATTCCTCAGCATCAGTCCATTGATAAGTATGATTAACTCTATCATATAATTTTCCACTTCTTTTAACTGCATCTTTATCTTGATAAGAATCAGTTAAATCTATTTGTAAAATATTATTTGAAATTAAAATTTCGTTATTACTATCTGGAGAGAGTTTATAATTAAATTCTTTATTGAAGGTCCAGCCTTCTGCTTGTACCTCTTTAGACACCTGTAACAATGTGTCATATACAATCGCAACGTCTGGGTTGGTTTGATCAAGAGTAGTTACAGGAGCCTGACCAACTGATGCAAGTATCTGGTTGACAGCAGGTAATTCTTCCGTAGCATTAGTGGTAGGTATAGCCATAGTTAATATTTGTGAATAAAAAAAAGGGAACCGAAGTCCCCTTATAATTAAGTGGCTGCTGAACGATCTGCATCACCACTTGCTTCGTTGATAGCTGGGCTATCAGCTTCCTGACCTGTATAGGCTGTACGGAAGTTCATTGTTTCTGAGTAGACCTCAGAGGCGGCTGTTGCACCGCTCTTTGTTTTAGCTACAGAGTGTCTGATAGCTGTACCTTTTAAAGATGCAGTATTGTTAGTACCATACTTATTACCAGCAGCTAGTGTGCCAGTAACAGTTGCTAAAGGTAGAGCATTACCAGCTGCTACAGCTGTGCTAGAAGTTCTAGGAACTGGACCTGTAGGACCAGCAACACCTTGACCTTCATTTGGCGTAGCATCTGTGTTACCCTGTGCTAATACTGTTGCATTAGACATAGTTTAATTCTCATATTCAAGTGATGCAACGTAACCTACAACAGGTGTAGTAGTACCTGAGTTGCTGGTAGCAATAGTAATCTTATCACCTATACGGTAACCATCACCATCTGCTGCAGCATCAGCGTCTACTGCTATTGCTGTACATACGTTACTTGAAATAGTAAGATCAACTTTAAGACCTGTACCATTCCCATCTGTAGTGGTTGCTTTGTTATCAACAGTACCATCTGACCCACCACTAGTTCCATTGTCACCAGTAGCTGAGCCTAATGTTATTGTTGCAACAGCACCACCTGCTCTTCCCCATTCAACAGGTGGTTGAGGGAACCACGTTTTAGTAGTTACTCCTCTGATACCTGTAATTGTTCTAACTAGTGCCATTTAATCCACCCCTTATGCGGTTTGGATTTCAATTGCAGCAGCAGGGTTTAGAGTTCCACAGCCCATAGCAAGACGACCAACGATAATATCACCTTGGTACATTGTCTTTATGTCATTACCTGTGGTTTGAACCTGAGGACCGATTGCTTCTACACATGCAGCAGCATCTCTCTGATAGATAAGACCAGCATGGTTAGAGAAGTCACCATTATAAGCATTGTTCTCACCAGACACAGCTGAAATAGAACCAGCTTGGAAAGGTAGGTTGTTAGAACGCTTGATGTCGATACCTGCAATAGATACAAGACCTTCTCCAGAGTTTA